TAGTTAATGAAGACGGCAAAAAAGACTCAGAAGAAGTAGTAGTTGCTTACAATCTAAAAGTTAGAAAAGTAAAATCTTACGACAAAGTTTGTATTGAAGCAGTACCGCCAGAAGAAATTTTAATATCCAGAAACTCCAGGTCTTTACATGACTCGCCTTATGTTGCACATAGAATGATTGTTAGCGTTTCGGATCTAGTTGCTATGGGATATGACAAAGAAGAAGTAGAGGAGTACGCAAATTACGGCAACGACGCTTCTAACGAAGACGAAAGAAAAGCTAGAAATCCATTACATGAAATAAATGATCCAGACAGAACAGATGTAACCGGACAGCAAATTTTATATATTGAACATTATGTCAGATACGACAAAGATCAAGACGGCATTAACGAATTACTCAAGGTTTGTACAATCGGGGACGGCCTAGAAATAGTAAATTGTGAAGCATGGGACGACTTGCCAATCGTAATGTTTTGTCCAGATCCAGAACCGCACACAGCAATAGGATCTTGCCCGGCAGATTACTTAAAACCTATACAAGATATTAAATCGCAAATAATTAGAGATAGTTTAGACTCTTTAGGCCATTCTATTTTTCCTAGAATGGGAATAGTTGAAGGCCAAGTTAATATAGATGATGTTCTAAACAATGATATAGGACAACCTATCCGTATGCGACAACCAGGAGCAGTACAACCTTTTTCTGTTCCGTTTAGCGGTAAAGAAGCGTTCCCGTTTTTACAATATTTAGACGAACAAAAAGAAAATCGTACAGGTGTTTCTAAAGCAAGTGCAGGTCTTAATGCAGACGCTTTACAAAGTTCGACAAAAACTGCCGTTGCGGCCACAATGTCCGCCGCACAGGGCCGTATCGAGCTTATATGCCGTCATTTTGCAGAGGGCATGAAGGATTTATTTGGTTTAATCAATAATCTGTCTATAAAAAATCAAGATAAAGCAGAAATCATTAGACTAAATAATCAATTTGTTGAAATAGATCCTAGATATTGGGACACCGATAAAGATATGGTATGTAATGTAGCTATCAGTAAGTCTAGCGACGAAGAACAATTAGCTACTTTGACTAGATTATTGCAAAAACAAGAGCAAATAATACAGACTTTAGGACCAAGAAATCCTATGGTTTCTCTACAACAATACGCAAATACCATTACAAAAGTTATAGAAATGGCAGGATTTAAAGATACTTCGCAGTTCATAAATTCTCAAATACCGCCTATGCCACCAGAAGATCCTAATGCTAAAAAACCAAAACCAGAAGATCAATTAGCTATGGCAGAAACTATGAAGGCACAGGCACAAGCTAGGAAAATTGAAGTAGATGCTGAAACTGATCGTATGAAAGTTGTTATGAACGACGACTTAGAAAGAGATAAATTCTTAGTAAGCACTAAATTACGAATGGCAGAGCTATACGGCAAGTATGGGCAAAATGCCGTTGATTTAGACGAGGTTAAACAAATCCTAGAGCAGAATAACGACGAGTTAAGAGCTATGCAAAAAGCAGAAGCACAGGGATTGTTTAAAAATGAAGGAAGCTAAAAAACTTTATCATATAGAAGCTATGTCTGATGAACACATTTTAGTTGGCACAGATGTTAAAGCTAGAAATGAAGAAGAAGCAGTAAAAACTATGAAGTTAGTTTTTGGCAAAAAAATAAACAAAAATACTATTTTTTTAATTGTTAGCGAAAACACTATACATTAATGTCAAAAGACTCAAGATTAACAAGGGCAGGAGTATCTGGTTACAACAAACCAAAAAGAACTCCGGGACACCCAACAAAATCTCATGTTGTAGTTGCTAAAGAAGGTAGTAAAATAAAGACTATAAGATTTGGTCAGCAAGGCGTAAGCGGAGCAGGAAAAAATCCTAAGAGCAAAAAAGATAAAGCTCGAAGAAAATCCTTCAAAGCTCGTCATGCCAAAAACATATCTAAAGGTAAAATGTCGGCGGCCTATTGGGCCAACCGCACTAAATGGTAGAGGTATCTATGAAAAAAAAGAAAGGACTGTACGCTAATATTCATGCTAAACGCAAAAGAATAAAAGCTGGATCTAAAGAGAAAATGAGAAAGCCAGGAAGCAAAGGAGCTCCAACGGCTAAACAATTTAAACAGGCGGCCAAGACGGCAAAAAAACCTAAAAAGAAAAAGAAATAAAATGCCAGGAAAAAAATTATCTAAAAAACAAAAAAAGATTGCTAGAGTTGCTCCGCCTAGAAATAAAATTACCGGAGCAGATTTTAAAAAACTTAAAAATAAAAAGAGGAAAAAATAATGCCAGGATATTACGGAAAACCTAAAAAGAAAAAAAAGAAGAAAAAAAAATAAATGAACAAAACCAAACAGCTTACTCAAAGACAAAAAGATACTTTGAAAAGGCATAGCAAACATCATACGGCTAAACACATGGCCGAAATGAAAAGATTAATGCGACGAGGTAAAACATTTACAGAGTCGCACAAAATCGCTATGAAAAAAGTTGGCAAATGAAAAGTGAATTTTGAGCAATATTATCTTGAATTATCTATTTTTATAGCTTCTGTTTTAGCAGGATTAGCTCTCAAAGACTATTCGATTTCATTTATTAAAGGCCTTAAATTCAAATTAAATTCACAATTTAACGAAGGCGAAAAAGTAATATTAGACGGCGAACAGGCCATGATTATAAAGATTGGTCTAAGCACTACTATATTTGGTGTGTATGGAAAAGACGGATATACTTGGAGATATATTAGTAACAACAAAATAGAAAGTCTTAAATTAGAAAAAATAGTTGATAAAGATTTACACGCAGACTCAGCACATGAAAAAGCTATAAAATTACAAAAAATATTAGAGGGAAAAAATGATTGAAACTTTACTAAAGCCGGTTAGCAACATAGTAAGTAAATTTGTAAAAGATAAAGATTTACAAGCACAATTAGATCACGAACTAACTACTTTATTTCATCAAGCAAATCTTGCACAAATAGAAGTAAATAAAATAGAAGCAAAAGGATCTCCATTTCAAAGAAATTGGCGACCTTCTGTAGGGTGGATTTGTAGTTTTGCACTTGGTTATCATTTCGTCTTAGCTCCAATTATAGAAGTTGCTCTTAAAACTTCTGGAGTACAAATAGAAATGCCAGAGTTTGATTTTTCACAATTATCCACAATTTTAATGGCATTGTTAGGAATGTCCGGACTTAGATCTTACGACAAATTAAAGAGGACAGATACGAAATGATGTTTATAACTGAGATAGACATACAGACTATCGAAGGAAAAATAGAAACACATGAAGGACCAATTATTACTGCCAAAACACTTAGAGAAGCAAAATTAAAAGCAAAAAAAATGAATGGCGATTTAAGAATAGTCGGCGAATATATGCAAAGCATAAAATCTTTAGATGATGAAGGACTGGGATTTCTTGAATTTTAAACCAGAGGAGTTTGCCTGTTCTCATTGTGGCGAACAAAAAATGGATTATGATTTTTTGCAAAAGCTACAGGATCTCAGAACTTGTTGCGGTTTTTCTTTTGTTATTACATCTGCTTATCGTTGTCTAAAACACCCTGTAGAAGTAAATAAAAAGACTCCAGGCATACATACTTTAGGACTTGCTGTAGATATTTTGTGTTCTCATGAAAAAGCATTTAACATAGTTACACTAGCATCTAGTTTTGGCTTTACCGGAATAGGTGTTAATCAGAAAGGAAATAGCAGATTTATACATTTAGACACTTATAAAGGAAACAACAATAGACCAAGACCGCATATTTGGAGTTATTAATGGCAAGAGCTACAGTTACAGAAGTAGATAAAAGATTAAGTGCACACGAAGCAAGATGCGATCAACGTTGGAAAGAAAATTATCGAAGACTAGACTCTATTGAAAATGGTATTGCATCAGTAAATAAAACAATCAGAAATACATTATTATTCATAGTTACAATTTTTTTAGGAATTACCGGATTTTTATTTCAAGAAATTATTTACCAAGCAATAGGATAATATATGGCAACACAAAAGGAGATAGATGCTTCTACACAAGCAGAAGCATTATTAAATAGTGATGTATTCAAAGATGCAGTTAAAAATTTAACTGCTGAATATATTGCAAAGTGGATAAATTCAGATGTTGAAAAAGATCAGGATTTAAGAGAAGCAATTTACCAGGCAATAAAAATTATTCCAGAAGTCGAAAGACATTTAAGAATTATTGTAGAAAAAGGAAAAATTGCTAAAACACAATTCAACAGAATTAGATCTTTTAAATAAACATTTTAACAAAAATGTATATTTTTAAGATAAAATAAACGCAAATATTTTATATAAGGTGGAAAATATGACCAACAACGCCAAGCCGAATGGTTTTGAAACTGATATAAGCAAAGCAACACAGGCATTTGAAGAAATGCTTACTCCTCTTGAGGAGCAAGAAGCAGACGAAGAAAATACTGATGTTGAAGAAGTTTCTGATGAAACGGAAGCTGAAACTGAAATAGAAGCACAGGAAGAAATCCAAGAAGACGAAACCGAAGCTGAAATAGAAGAAGAAGCCGAAGAAGAAGAAGAACAAGAATTACAAGAAGATCAAGTAGAAGTTGATGAAACTGAGGAACTTCAAACTTATGTTGTCAAAGTTGGCGGCGAAGAAATAGAAGTAACCCAAGAAGAATTAATCAATGGTTACAGTCGGAATAGTGATTACACACGAAAAACTCAGGAGTTATCTCAATTAAGGAAAGACTTAGATGCTAAGCAATCTGAAATTGATAATAACTTGTCTGACATAAATCGTGAAAGAGCAGAGTACAGAGAATTGTTACCTAAAATCAAAACTATATTACAAAATGGTTTTGTAGAAGAACCAAATTGGGAGTCTTTAAGGGAACAGGACCAGGTAGAGTATCTGACCAAAAAACAAGAATGGGACGAACATCTTAATAAGATAAAGTCTGTAGATGCTGAATATAATCGTATTACAGAGCAAGAAAATGCTGAAAGGCAAGAACTGCTCAAGAAACAATTATTAGATAGCCAACAGAAATTATCGGATCTTCTTCCGGAGTGGAAAGATGAAAAGGTTAAAATGGAAGAAATTTCAAACATAACCAAAACTGCTGAAAGTCTAGGTTTCACTAAAGAAGAAGTTAATGCTGTAACTGACTATCGCTTTATTCTTTTGCTGAGAGATGCGAGTTTATATAACAAGCAAAAAACAGCATTAAAGAAAAAACCAACACAAGCGAAGGCCAGAACAAAATTAGCTAAACCAGGAACTTCTAATAGGGTTAAGCCAACATCTTCTGTCAAGAAAGCTCAACAAAGGGTGGCTAAAACAGGCAGAGTGTCTGATGCGGCCAATTATTTTGAAAAAATAATCTAATTTAGAGGTTAAATAAAATGGCAAAAGTTACAAATTCTTTTACATCATATGACGCTACTTCTAACCGAGAAGACCTTTCGAATGTAATTTACAATATAGATCCAACTGCTACTCCATTTATGAGTGCTATCGGATCAAAAAATATTACTAATGTTGTATTCGATTGGCAAACTGAAAATTTACCTACTCCTAGCGGAACAGGTCAATTAGAAGGTTTTGAACTTTCTCGTGCTACAAGTACAGCGACTACTAGGGAGTCCAATGTGGCTCAAATTTCATCAAGAGATGCAACTGTATCTGGTTCACAAGATGCTTCTGATCCTGCCGGTAAAAAGCAGGAATTGGCACATCAAATGGCCTTAATGTCTAAAGCATTAAAAAGAGATATGGAAGTAGCTCTATGTCAAAATACTGCTAAAAATGCAGGTAATGCTACTACTGCTAGACAGACTCGTTCTTTCGAAGCGTGGATCACTACTAACAAAAGTAGAGGTACAGGCGGAGCTGACGGATCTGCTTCTGCGGCGGCTACTGATGCGGCTACAGGAAACAGAAGGGCATTAACCGAAACGCTTTTGAAAGGTGTTTTGCAGTCTATGTTCACTAACGGAGCTGAACCTAAAATGGCTATAGCCGGTCCGGTAAATAAAGGAGTTATCTCTGGTTTTACAGGCCGAAGCAATACTAGACAAAATGTATCTGCTGATACAGTAAGTGCTAGTATTTCAGTCTATGCTTCCGATTTTGGAGAGTTACAAATCGTACCTTCAAACAGAAGCAGAGATAGATCTTTGTTATTAGTAGATCCTGAGTTTGCTAAAGTTTCTTATTTAAGAAATTTCCAAACAATGGATATTGCTAAAATCGGAGATGCTGATACAAAAATGATCTTAGCTGAGTACGGCTTAGAAATGAGCAACGAAGCGGCACACGGAATTGTAGCCGACTTAACTGCTTAATAATTTGTAGGCAACAAATATTGGGGGAGCTTATGCTCCCCCTTATTTAAAAATGGCTAAGACAACTCTTATAAATCACGAAACAGGTTATTCATCTTCTTTTGTAACAGAAGATAACAAATCAATAATTCATTCTGTTCAAGATGTTAAAAAAGTTATTAACCATGCAAAATATTTATCAGAACAAAAAGCACAAAAAGATTTTCGTCATGTTGCAGAAATCCCCAAAGTTATCTGGGAAAAAGCTATACTAGAGGGGTGGGCCAATGACCAAGCTAAATGGAAAGAATGGCTTAACAACAAAGACAACGAATGTTTTAGGACATGGAAAGGTAAGATATGACTTATGACGAAATAAAAACAAAAGTAGCAGAATACTTAAATAGAACTGATTTGACTTCTCAAATGGATATGTTCATAGATCTTACTGAGTCTGATATAAACAAAGTTATTAAACACCAGGATCTTATAAAAAGAGCTAACGCTGTCGCAGAAACACAGTACACACAATTACCTAGTGATTGGTCTAGGGTTATAAATGTTGAATTAAACACTTCCGATCACACTACTTTATTACAACAATCTACAGAGTCTTTAGATTTAAAAAGAACTTCTATAGATAATGTATCTGGAAGACCAGAATATTTTGCAATTACCGATAATGCTATAGAACTTTGTCCCACACCAGACACAAATTATGAGTTACAATTAACATATTATGCAAACATACCGGAGCTAAGCTCAACTAATACAACAAATGTTGTTAGTGATAAGTTTCCAGATGTTTATATATATGGGTGTTGCAAACACGCTTCTGTTTTTTTAATGGAAGATGAAAGAATAGGAATGTTCCAAACTCTTTTTGACAAAGCATTAGAAGAAGTAAGGTTGCAACAAGAAAGAGCTTCTTTTGGAGTAGGTTCGCTTATACCAAGAAGAAAAAAATATGGTAAAGCAAAAAAACAAACATATTATTTTAAAAACTAGAAGGTATTATTATGGCATTTAGTGATTATTTAGAAGACAAAGTTTTAGAGCATGTATTTGGCGGCAACGCTTTTACAGCTCCTTCTACTTTGTATGTAGCTTTATTTACTGTTGCTCCTTCTGATACCGGCGGTGGCACAGAAGTTTCTGGTGGAGCTTACGCTAGGCAAACTGCTACTTTTAATGTATCTGGTACAAATCCTACCGAAGCTAGTAATGTTGCTTCTGTAGAATATCCAACTGCGACAGCTAGTTATGGAACAGTATTAGCTGTAGGAGTTTTTGATGCGTCAAGCGGTGGCAATTTATTAGCTTATTCAACTTTAACAACTAACAAAACTATTGATACAGGAGATGTATTCCGTATAAACGCCGGAGATCTTGACATCAGACTAGCATAACATCATGGCCACAATCGGCTATAACGAAGGTTATTACAGCAGATCAAAATGGAATGACTTAGCTTTTCAAGCTAGAGCTACTATTACTGCTGTTAGCTCTGCACAAGCTCAAGGATCTATAGTAATTTCTGCCGCTAGTGTTATTAGTGCTGTTTCTGATGCTAGTGTTATAGGTACAAAAATCTTTTTAGGATCTGCTCTTGTTGAAGCAAACTCTCAATTTATTTCTGCCGGACAAAGATTTAGAACATCAACTGTTAGTATAGAAGCTGTTGCTTCTGTTCATGCACACCCAACTTGTATTTATTTAGGAAGTAGCATTATAACTGCTGTTTCGTCTGCAATTGCTGTTGGAAGTATTGTAAAAACAGGAGCTTGTATTATTAACGCTGTCAGTAGTTTTACAGCTACCGGTAGGTTAAAATGGGAACCAGAAACTTTAACAACTGAAACATGGACTGAACAAGTAATACCTACTGAGTCTTGGACTCCGGTAAATATTTCTTCTGAAACATGGACCGAGCAGGATTGATATGGCAGATACACAGACTACCAACTTAAATTTAATAAAACCAGAACCAGGAGCGGCGGAAAATACTTGGGGAATTTCGCTAAACTCTAACTTAGACGATATAGACGCAATATTTGCTTCTGGCGGAACAGAAGTAAATATGAGATTTAATTCTGCTAATTTTGATGATAGTAAACAAATTAATTTTGGAACAAATGATGATGCCAATATAAGGCATGACGGAAACAACACTAAATTTACACATACCGGAACAGGTGGTTTGTATATTGCGGCAGATACTTTTTGTTTGCAAAACGGAACGCATGATGAAAATTTTATCTGTATGGCCGACAATGGAGCAGTAGATTTATATTACGATAATGTTAAAAAATTAGAAACTACTGCAAATGGAGTAACGATCTCAGGAGATATGGTTTTAAATGGGACCGACTCAATTAAAGTTTCTGCCGGAACTACAGCTCAAAGAAACGGATCTCCTGTTAATGGAATGTTTAGATACAACACCACGACAAATGAATTTGAAGGTTATCAAAACAATGCTTGGGGAGCTATCGGCGGTGGTGGAACTACTGTTAATAATAATGCTGATAACAGAATAATTACCGGAAGCTCAACGGCAGATACTTTAGAAGCTGAAACAGATTTGACCTATACAGGCGGATCTGGAAGTGTTGGCACTTTAGAAAAATTAAGCAGTCATTTAGAGTTAAAAGCGGCAAATGAATTAATGCTTAATGCAGGTAGCGACGGCACTATAAATTTTCAAGATGCGGGATCTACTTATGCAAGATTAATACAAGACTCTAATTCAGATGTAATATTTAGCCAAATAACATCAGATAAAGATATTATATTTAAAGGTGTGGACGGATCTGCGACTATTACTGCTCTTACTCTTGATATGTCTGAAGCAGGAAAAGCTATATTTAAAAGTAATGAAATTGAGTTTGACAATAGTACCAACAGCACACAAGTAGCAACGATAGCTATTAACGATCCTGGAAATAACGCTGGTAAGTATTTAAGATTAAAAGGACATTCTGCTGTAAGACTAGAAGGCAATCAAATTGAATTTTATGATAATAGTGGCCCTTTACATTTGCTTGTAAGCGGTGGTGTAAGCGGTACAAGTCCGGCTTTTTCTGCTACAGCGGCGAGTAATACAAATTTTACTTTTAAAACAAGCTCAGGCGGTAGTCAAACTATAGCTTTTACCATAGCGTCTAGTGGCATTACTGCTAGTGGAAATGTTACAGCTTTTTCAGATGTAAGACTTAAAGATGATATTAAAACTATAGAAGGCGGTTTAGAGATTGTTGAAAAACTTAGAGGGGTTACATACAAAAGAAAAGACACAGAAAAAAATAAAGAAAATATTGGAGTTATAGCACAAGAAGTAGAAGAAATTTTGCCGCAGATTGTTAATACAGCAGATGATGAAATGGGTACTAAGTCTGTAGATTATGGAAAAATTACTTCGGTTTTAATAGAAGCAGTTAAAGAGCTATCAGCTAGAGTAAAAGAATTAGAAGGTAAATAATGGCTTTACCAGGATCTGGAACAATAAGTTTAAATCAGCTTCATGTTGAAGCAGGGGGATCTTCTGGAGCGACTTGTACAATGAATGATGCAGACATACGAGATATAGGGGATTTTTCTGCTAATACTGCAAGAGGATTAAATGCTTGGTATGGCAAAAAAGCCAAATGGATTATAACTATGTCCACAGGACAAACTACTGTAAGCACAGCAGGAAGTGATTATGTAGCCGCTAATACAGAAAGATATAGGGGATATAATAGTGTAAATGGTACAAGACCCGGAGCTACTCAGACTTATGGCTCTATGAATGACTATCAAGATGCAGACTATTTAAACAACAAAACTATATATGCTTTTGCTGTTAATGGAAGCTCGTCTGTAGCTCAACCTGCTTCAACTATAATGATTTTACAATGTGCTGACGGATGTGCAAATACAAACGCCGCTTTTTTAAAAGTCAAAGTTAATAGCTCTACTTACAACAGAAGTGATGCGACTTATTCCGAGATATCTCTTTTTGAACAATGGAATTGGAGCTTAGGAACGCAAACTGTACCTAACAATACAACAGGAGCAATATCTCCTATGTCTGCTCCTAGCTCAAGCACTACTATAACTTTTATAGGACAGTAATGAGTAAGATAGAACTAGAACAATTTGTTAAGGTTCAAGGACAAACTAGAAAAGATTATTCTGTAGATGTAGCAATTAATAATGATGTTGATGAAGATAATAAACCTTTTCAAAGATTATCTATGTGGGTTACTGATCCGGTAAGCAAAGAAGATGTAAGATTTGAATGGAATAAAACAGATAGTGCTTTGGCTTTAACTAAAGAAAATGATAAATGTTATATAGACACAGATGCAGTTATTTATTATCAAAAAAATTGGGAAGTAGAAGTTTATAAAAACTTCTTAAATAACTCTACTTTGGTTCCGCCTGATCCAGAATTAGATGATTATAATATTAAGAAAAATATGGCCGTTCCTAAAAATCCTAATACTTATGATGAAGTTTATGTAAATAAAAAATTAGTTAGAACGGATTACAACATTGGCTTACATCAAGCTAAACCGCTTATAGAAGAAGTAGAAAAAGTTTTTGGAAAAGATCAAGATTGGAAACAAAATAGATTTAATATTATTGGGACCTACACAGCTCACGAAGACGCTCCCCTAAGACCGCCTTATACGAATGAAAAAACTTATAGTTGGTACAATGTTTTTATAGAAATGCCAGAAGAAACATTAAATGCGTTTAATGTTCCTGATGTTGGCTACACATATAATGGTTGGCACGCCATAAAATACAATACTGTATCTGGAAAAAAACAATTAAAAGTGGTTATTCAAGACGACGAATATACAAGTAATTATCAAGAACACCCAGATACTTTTATTCCTAGACCGCCTGTTCCTTATTACGCTTCTAAAAGTCATTTTTTTGCAAAAATATTTAATGAAGACGGAACAGAAGCAGATGAATATGATGTTTTTTTTGTAACTACAAAAGAAATTATGAAAGAATTTTGCAAAGAACAAAATTTACAGTTTCCTATGCCAGAAAGCAGAGAAGATGATTTTGTTTGGATTTATGGTTTGGTGTATGACAAAAATACTTTAGAAATAAAACAGGTCAAAGGATATGTTCGTTATCCTACAGAAGAAAGCGAATGGCTATAAAACTAGATACAAAAAAAATTGACGAAAAATTCTATAAAAAACTAGAACAAGAAATACTGTTAAGAAAAGAATTTAAAAAAAAATTCCATAACTAAGATATAATTTAACCTATGGCAGACACATTTACCAATATATTAAATTTAACCAAGCCAGAAGTAGGAGCAAGTACGAATACTTGGGGTGGCAAGATCAATGCAAATTTAGACGCTGTAGATGCTATTTTTAACTCAGCAGGAGCAGGAACTTCTGTAGGTTTGAATGTAGGCACAGGAAAAACTTTAAAAGTAGCCGGAACTTTGGATATTGACGGAACTATTGATTGTGAAGGCGGAACTATTGATAACACTACTATTGGAGCTAGTACACCGGCTCCAGGATCTTTTACTACTTTAGGAACTAATGGTTTAGCTACTCTAAACAGTCTTACTGTTTCTGGAACTGCCACTTTGCCTACTGTAGATATAAATGGCGGAGCTATAGACGGAACACCTGTTGGAGCTAATTCTGCTTCTACAGGAAATTTTAGTAGCGTTGGAATTACCGGAAATCTTAATACGCTAGGAACTATACAAAAAAGCGGAACAAATATTTTTGATTTAATTTATCCGGTAGGATCTATTTATATAAATGCAACTAACTCTAACAATCCTGCAACTTATTTAGGCATAGGAACTTGGGAAGCATTTGGGCAAGGTAGAGTTTTAGTAGGTCATAATACATCAGGCACATACGGAGTATTAGGATCTACCACAGGCCAAGAAACTTATAGCAAAACTATTAATGTTAATAATTTACCGCCACACAAACACGGAGTACCAAACTCTGACTGTCAAAATTATAATTTAGCTTATGGATATGTTGGCCAAACAAACAGCATAAATAGGTGGTGTGATACAGACGGAATTTCTGGATCTTCTGATAGTCCACCTGCAACATCAGCATCAGTATTTAATAGCTCTGGAACATTGCAATCACAACAAGCTATGACTTTAGACGCTAGACAACCTTCTATTGTTGTAAAAATGTGGAAAAGAATATCTTAATGTTAATTTATGGCTTTAGTAGAAGTAACTCCACCCGCCGGAATAGTTAAAAACGGAACTGATTACGCAAATAAAAATAGATTTGTGGACGGAGATCTTGTCCGCTTTGAAAATGGCTATTTAAAACCGCTTGGCGGTTGGACCAAATTTAGAAATAATCCTTTAGGAACTTTTTTTTCTACAACTATAACTACTACTAGCGGAAGCAATACTATAACAGCGACAACTTCTGTCGCACATGGATTAGCAGTAGGAACTTCTTTTGTTATAGAAAACTATACAGCTACCGGAGGAATACCTGGAACAGAACTTAATGCTCAAACTTTTTCTATAGCTTCTGTTCCAAGCACTACAACTTTTACTTTTACAACTTCTACATCTGCTACTTCTTCTGCAACTTCTTCGGCTTTTAGAATAATAATTCCTAGTGTGCCAATAGGTATGTATTCTTATAATGCAAACAATGGAGAAGAAATTTTAGCCGTAGGAACTAGGGCAGGTGTTAATGTTTTTTATGAAGATACTTGGTACGACATAACTCCGGCAGGTTTTGTAGCTGATGATGTAATTACTTCTGTTGGTTATGGAGCTTATCATTATGGAGTAGAAGATTGGGGAGATGCAAGAAGTCAATCACAAATACAATTTGATACTAAAAGTTTTTCTTTTGATAATTATGGAGAACATTTAGTTTTTTGTTTTCCGTCAGACGGAAAGTTATATCAATGGCGACCTAATTCTAATACCGGTGTTCCAGATACTATAGCAACACAAATACCTAACTCTCCTACAGGTTGTCAGGGCCTTGTAGTAAGTAACGAAAGACATTTAATAGCTTTGGGATCTTTAGGAGATCCTAGAAGAATAGCTTGGTCAGATAGAGAAGATAATACTACTTGGACCGCTTCTGCTAGAAATACAGCAGGTAATTTACAACTAGCTTCTGGTGGTAAAGCAAATTTTGCTTACAGATTTGGTAAGGACATAATTATTTTTACAGATATAGGCATAAATAAACTTTATTATGTTGGAAGTCCTTTTGTTTATGGTATTGAAGATGCAGGTATTAACTGTAAAGCAATAAGTCCTAGATCAATAATTTCTTCTGGTGGTTTTTTATCTTGGATAAGTGAAAATTCATTTTTTACATACAATGGCCAACTTAGAGAGTTAAAATCAGATGTTCATGATTTTATTTTTGACAATATACAAACTAATACCCAACAAGCTACTTTTGGAGCTCACAATATAGATTTTAGCGAGATCTGGTGGTTTTTTCCTGTTGGCGAAGTAACTCAATTATCTCCAAATAGATATATTATTTGGAATTATTTAGATAATGTTTGGAGTATAGGAGAGCTAGATAGAGGATCTTGGATAGATCAAGGTGTATTTAAAAATCCTTTGGCTACAGATAGTAATGGATTTATTTACGAACATGATAAAAGACCATTACTTAACTCTCCAGGATTAGGTTCAAGAAAACCTTTTTGCAAGACAGGTCCTTTAGAAATAGCATCTGGGGATAAAGTAGCTCAAATAAATCAAATATTATCAGATGAAGAAACTACAAATTTACCGGCAATAACATTAAGTTTTACAGGTCGTTTCAATCCATTAGGAGCTGAAACTGATTTTGGTAGTTTTAACTTTAATGCTAGTGGTTATACAGATGCTAGATTTTCAGCTAGACAAGTCCAAATGAAAATAGAAGGAGATGTAACTCAAGATTTTCAAGTAGGAAAAATTAGACTAGATGTAAAAGCTAGAGGTCGAAGATGATACAACCTGCTAGTAAAAATCAATACATACAAAATGTAACAAATGCAAAATT